CCGTGTACCCCTCCGGCCGGCTCGCCTGACCGCCGGTCGCCTCTTTCAGCATGCTGTCGGCGTTGGGCATCTCGCCGAACAGCCACAGCTCGTCCACCAGCGTCCGCGAGTTCTTCTTGCCCGCGACGGACGCGCTATCGGCGGCCACCACCTTCAGCACCGACTGCATCTCGCGATGCACGATGGTGCGGTTGTACCCCTTGGGGTCGAGCAGTACGTCCAGCTCGGGATCGGCCTTGATCATGCCCATCGCCGGCACGAAGCTGTTGGCTGCCACCTCCTTCGTGGGCGCCAGGATCAGGTTCTCGTCGTAGGCGCGGAACCCGCAGGCCAGCTCCGTGACCATGATGCCGGCCGCCAACGTCGACTTCGTGTTCTTCTTCGAGATCAGCAGGAGGTATTCGTTGATGAGCTGCCGGCCCGTTTCCGGGTCGAACGCTCCGAACACCGCGGCGGCGAAGTCGAGCAACCATTGATCGCTGGCCTCACCGAACGTCGGCTGGCCGGGCATGTCCACGATGCGCAGCGATGTGAACACCGCCATCTTAGCCTCGGCCGAAGCCGGGAACAGCGGATCGAAGGGGATCAGCGACCGGCGATCACAGATCCTGCGTTTCCAGTCGAGGCACGCCGTCGACCAGGTCGGATCAGCCACCTGACGGCACAACGCTCAGCGACGGTGGGCCGACCGGGCGGAACCGGCTGCTGCCGGCGATCTCCCGCGCGGCCTCTTTCGCCGCCTCCCGCTTACCCTGCGGCGCCGACGCCTCGTTGATCGTTTTGAAGGCTGTCGCCAGCTCCTTCAGCGTCTTCGCCCGCCCACCCAGGCTGATGGCGGCCATCATGCCGTCGCGCCGGTTCGGGCTGCGGTCGCCGGCGGTTGCCTCCTCGATCAGCTCCTCCAGCTCGCCCATTCGGCTGGTGGTCGTGTCGAGTTCGTCCAGCATGCGCATGACCAGAGCGCGGCCCCGATCAGCGATAGCCGTGGGCGCCACCGGCTCATCCGGCACACGGGGCAGGGTCGCCTCGCCGTTTTCTGCCGAAGTGCGCACTGTGCGCACCTTGCGCACCGCCCGGACCCATCCCTGCGCCTTGGCGCGCTTCCGAATAGCCGACTCCGCGATCTCGAACCGATCGGCTATTTCCCGGACCGAATACTCGCCGGCCAAGTATTCAAGCTCGATCCGATCCCAGTCGGAAGCACTCTTGCGACCCGCCATCAGCTACGGCCCTCCGGCGAAAGTGCGCAGGCCGGATCACCAGCGGCATTTAGTTCTGCGCGTGGGGCGAGGGCCGGTATACGAGGGCGCGGCCTTGCTGGGCCTCGACCTACCCCCCCCCCCCGTCGGTCAGGCCGGCGTGGCCGCCGGAATGGTGGGACTGGCGGGCCGGTGCGCGACGCCAGCTGCCCCGATGTTGACGAGGGCGATGAGCGTGTCTGCTTGTTCACGAGTCCAGCGCCCGCCGGTCAGGGCTAGCTCGGCGTGGTGATGATGGTCGCGGACCTTCCGGCGCTCAGCCAGGGCGAACAAGTGGGCGGCTACGTCGGCCGCCTCACCCTTCACCCGCCAGAAGCCGGCACCGGTCGTCCGTACTGCGGTGAGGGAACAATCGAACCCAACAACCGGCGCGATCGGCGCAACGTGGGCCGGGTTGAGGTAGACGGGCGTGCCGTCCTCGCTTTCCAGAGTGGCGATCGTCACCATCAACGCATCTCCCGCGGCTGCTCGGCGCGCTGCTTCTCTCGGTCGTGGTAGGCCTTGCTCAGGGTCCAGACGTTAGCCGGATCGAAGAACAGGGCACGGTCGCCGCGATGTGGCACCTTGTGGTCAGCGACGGGGCTGTTCGGCTCCGGGTGCTTGCCCGTCAGCAGAACGCCTGTCGCCTGACAGGTGTAGGCGTCACGCACGAACACTTCGATGCGCAGGCGGCGCCACTCGGGCGTGTTGTACCATGCCCGCCAGGCGTTGCTGCGGGCGCGCTGCTGGTCCTGCTCGCGCTGGCCCTGCGGCACGTAGACGGTGGATGACCGCACGGTGGTGAGGCCGCTGCTCACCATAGTCAGCTTGCCCATGTCCACCCACCTCAGAACACAGTGCGCAGCAGGCGCGAGATCGCGCCGTAAGCCGGAGAGCTCTACTCATTGACGAACGCTCTCGCGGCTCACCGTTATATAGGCGCGAAAGGGAACGTGGTGGCCGCTTAGGCCGTGGTCGCAGCGTCGACTGGTGGCTTGGCTGCGGTAAACTACAGCAACATCATGCCCTGCGACCGGAACCATTTCATTTCGGCATGGCATGCCCTGCTCAACGGGCTGGAGCCGCAATCTGCCTTGGGCGTATTACCTGATACGGGTCAATAGGATCGAACATGCCCCAAGACAGAGCAATCGAGATTTTTGAACGGCTCAAAGTTGAGCAGCAGCGGGTCAAGGCAGGGCTTTTCTCTAGTGTCCATCACCTGCAACGTATTGATCCAGTTGCAACATCACAATCGACTCCGCACTCTCCCACCGAGTTGTCAGCGGGTCAAAAAAATAGGTGAGTAGGACGGGAGGCGAACGACCTCAATGTTCGTTCTCTCGGCATGTCGAGGCCGGACAGTTCTGAGGGGATATACCGGCGCTTGCTTGATGAGGCGCAGGCGCAGGCGCAGCAGAACGAACGTGACATCGAACTGGTGAAGATCAGCGTCGAGAAGTCATTGGCGAGCAATGGTCTTCTTCCCTGGGCTGACAAGCACGCGGGTCTACCATCTCGCAAGCGGTGAACCGCAGACGCACCGCTCACACCAAGTGACTTAGCAAGATGGAAGGCGGGCTAGGTTAATGCGTCGTCCGCTCGCCCGGCTTGCGCAGCCGCCACGTGGGATCGGGATGCGCCAAATAGGCCAGGGCCCGCCTCCACCAGTGTAGGCTGGCCCACCATGCCCTGTCGTTGTCAGGCTGGTCGATGCGGCAGGAGAGCTTGCAGGGGCAGGAGTAGGGGCAGACCTGGTGGGGCATGGCCAGGTCCCCCCGAAATAGGTTGCCGGCGCTTCGTCCGTAACGTGCCCGCCTGATTAACGCATTCGCCGGCTAAACTTGGTCGAGCCTGTGAGGCCACGGGCTTGGAAATGCCCGTGGCTTCGGCAGGTGCGCGAGCGCTCTACCGGCTCAGCGGTAGAAGGCTTGTGCGGCGCCGTAATCCGTAGCCGACCACTCCAAAACCGAGCAGCATGATAACCCAAGTGCTGGGCTCCGGCAGTGCAGCCGCCGCCGCGTTTGCTTTCACCGCCGCTAGAGCCGCTGGTTCCTGTGCCTTGCTAAAGTTAATGCTATAACCGGATGCGTTGCCGCCGAGAAAAGCATAATCCGTAACCGCGTTGTTCTCCAACGTGGCTGAAAATGATTTCAGCGCAGAAAGTGAGAGCGTCACTTGTGATGTGGGGCGACCATCCAGGCCTTGATAAGCTGAAAACGACGTCAAGTCAGCGATGCCGATCGTTCCGGTGGCCGCGCTTGTCTCGAACCGGACTGACACTCCGCGCTGCAGAGTGAACGACACCTTGTCGTTTGGAACCGTATACGTGGCGTCGAAGACATAGGTCAAAGCATTAGCTTGGCCGGCACATCCCAGCGCCGCCACGATGGGCACCAACGCACGAAGCTTAAACTGCATACTCGCTCCCCCAGCCGCAACCGTGCGGCAGGTGGCGGTTAACGAGGCTTAACGGCTTAGTATAGAGCCCCTCAATGCAGCAACGTGTCGGACGGCTGACCATTCGCTTGGAAGATTGGTGAACGCCTCTTGGCACGCGACCTCACAATCCAGTGACGGCGTTCCCATGCTTCCCGGCGTGTGATGGCGGCCCGACCGCATCGGGTTGACGATGATACGCAGCATGGGCGTTCCACCCGCCGCCGTCGGTCGGGTGTCAGGGAGGGCGGGGCCGAGGGGGTCCAGGGGGTCCAGATACGCGAAACCCGCGAACCTTTCGGCCGCGGGCGCAGGTGTGGAGGCCCGCTTATGGCAAGTTTCGCCCCCCGGTGCAAGCGCTATTCAGCAGCGATCCGCGCCCACGATGCGTTCAATGCTTCGCTCGTGATAGTGGCAGAGGCGTCGTCCACGCACTCGGTCCACAAGTCGAGCGCTTTGATCAGCAGCTCTTTGCCCCGGCCATGCCGCATCCGATAGCGCGTCTCTACCAGCGTGTACCCTACCGGCTGATCCACCAGCATGTCGAGGATGGCAGACTTCGGCACCGGAATGCGCTGGCGCCACAACGCATAGGCCACCTGCATCCGCGCGCTCGACAGGCTGTCAACCAGCATGTCGCCCGAGACACGGGCACCACCATCGATCCGCATCTCGTAGCTGACCCCGCGCACCGCTACGTCGCTGGTCGCCACCTCGTGCGCCCGCCTGATCTGCTCGGCGCTGGCGAGCTGCGTGGCGTCAATCGTGCCACGCTGGCGCAGGTCGGCTAGCGAGCCCTGGTGCGCCCGCAGGTAAGCCGCTTCCGTCTCGGGGGTGCCGTGCCCCTTGCCGGCTTCACGCTGCGCCACGATCCGCTCCACGTCCGTGTCGAGCTCGACGGGGGTACGGATCGTGCGGCGCTTGCCCCGCTGACGGACGTGGGTGATCTTGGCCGCCGGACGAGGCGCCTGCGACACCAAATGCACCTGCCGCTCGCGCTCGCGCTTGGCCGCCGTGTCCAGCCGCGCCTGGCGGGCCTTCATGCGATCGACCGCGCTAGGCATGGTCTTGGCGAGCGCGGCCAGCCGGCGCTTGGCCCACGCGATCCGCTCCGCCTTGATCGTCTCGCTTTCGGTGCTCATGCCTTCCTGCCTCGTTCTATGTGGATCAGGCGACCGCGGACTGCGGCTCGAGTATCTCGGCGTCAGCGAAGTGCTGCTTGACGCTCCGGGCCATGCGGTTCCCGCCAACGAGCCGAGCCACCTCTTCCGGCGACATCGCGACCAGCACGCATTCAGGATGCGCCGACGCCTTCACGAGATCGAACGACTGCTTGCTGTCGCTGATCACGACCTGCGTCTTGGTCGCCCAATCCAGACCGACCAAATAGGCATCGTCAGGCTGCGTCTCCATCGCCCGACAGGCCGCGGCCCAGCCGCGCACCATCGCAGCCGCTTGCTCCTGGAGCGGAGCCTGCTCGCCGCCCATCAAATCCTCGCTGTAGAGATCGATCTGCTCGAGCAGCATCTGATGAAGCTCAGCATCGACGCGCTTCAGCGTCGACATGCGCCAGCGCGAGCGAAACGCGCCCTCGGCTTCACCCACGACGCGGAGCGTCTCCGCAATCTCGGCCTGGCTGGCCATGCGGGGGTGCCGGCCAGTCATAGCGAAGCGGCCAAGGTGTCCGAGCACGCCGACCACGGCTTACCGGACAACGGCACCCGGCGGTGGCTAAGGCAGCCGCAACGAGGGCGCCTCGAGCGCGCGGCACCGAGCAGCACTTCCGATCGCGCGCGCGCGATACCCCCTATATCCTTTTTCTCTTCTCTCTTTTTCATTCTATCTAACTCCCTAAGAAAGAAGTGCAGTATTGCAGTGAGGATGCTGAAAAAGGAGCGATTGCAGGCATTTAGGCGCACTGCACATCGCACTGCACATCGTCCGAGACTGCTGAATGATGTGCCGTTACCGGCAGACGGCAAAACCGCACTGCACGTCGAAGTGCAGTCACTGCACATCCATCCGGAAGTGCAGTTTCGATGTGCAGTGGGTGCGGAGGCCATCAAAACCGCGGCCTCCTGCTTTCGGAGAGTTGAGACAGGCTCATACGGCCGGGCGCGTGATCGCGGTTGACCGCATCTTCCGTCGATGACGTGTGCGTCGTGTCGCTATGCCGGCTGTCCTTCCATGTGCGCCATGCAAGCAGGCCAGCCTGGTTGATCTGGACCCCGACCAATAAGCGGTTGCCGTCTACGTCGGCTGTTTCCGACCTTTCCTTGGAATATCCCGGCAGCATCTTTGTCAGCCGCGGGAAGAAGCCGCGCCCGGCCCAAGGCTTGCTCTCGGCGCCATATTCCTGGGCGGACCAACCGTTCATGCTGGCCAGTAGGTCGGCACGTAGCACCTTGCTGTCGGGAACGAGGTCGAGGCACTCCCGACGCCATGCGTCCACCGGATTGTTGTCGTCCTTCAGCGCCTTGCCGGCCTCCAGCATGCTCGCGGGTGGGTCGAACACGCCGCGGCGCGCGAGGCGCTGCCAACCCTCGATCGCCCACCAGAGTAGCCCTGTGAGCTCCGTCCGGCCGATCTGGTCAGCGATGCTCTCGAAACCTACCGGCTCCGGAGCGCTCTCCGGTCGAACGTTCGTCATGTGGACGATCAGCAGTCGATTATAGACCGCGTCCGACTGGTCCTTGACCCTAAACAGGTTGTTCGCGCTGTGGAGCACGGGGATGCCGAACCGGCCTTCCCAGTTCTTGCCGCCCTTGGTCTTGGTGCTGGTGCGCTCACCGGTAACGACGACCTTATAGATGTCCGCGTTGAGGAAGTCTCCTTCACCGACGGCGTCGTCGGCGATCCAGCCATACCGCCCGATCAGCGGCTCGGTACCGAACCGATCCTCAAGATCGCTGACGCGCGCGCCGCAGCAATTGTCGTGACCGAGCAGAAACCGCGCCAACTCCGTAATTTGCGTCTTGCCGGTACGCGATGGACCGTGGGCGAATAGACCCTTCTTTTGGCCACGCTGCTTGCTCGGTAGCGGCATGATCGCCGCCCCGAACCACTCCTGCAGCGTCGAGATGATCTCGGCGGCATCGGGATTGTCGGAGAATGCCTCTGTGAGGAAACTATCCAGCACCGTCCTGCCGCGATCTCCCGACAGCGTCGCCGCCGTCTTCCGGATCGCGTAATGATCCGGGGAGTGCGGGATCACCTTGAATGTGGCGAGGTCCAGGCAGGCGTCGTTCGCTACAAGCAGGCCATGCGCGTCGAACTCGACTTCGTTGCGGATCAGTTCGGGGCGATCCATGAAGTAGGCTTTCGCCGCGCCAAGCAGAGACGTTTTTGGCTCCAGTCCGATGGACGCGCAGGCCTCCTGAATGATGGCGCGTAGCCGCTGCGCCAGCCGCTCGTTCCAAGCCGTCCAGACACCCCCTTCATAGGCATAGGTGGTGCCATTGGTGTGGATCACGGGGCCATAACGGTCCTGCCACACGCCGACGACCGCCTTGCCTACGGCGACGGTCGCGGACTTTGCCTCCTTCTGAGGCTTGGCTGAGGGCTTCGCGGTCGGCCTTTCTTCGGCATCCGCATCATGTACGAGCTTGAGCGCGGTGTTGCCGGCTGCCTGTGGTCGCGGAGCGGCGCGCTCCGACCTATCCATGACCTTGCGGCGCCCGTCCTGGATCATGCGGCGGAGCTCGCGCTCTTCGCGCGTCCAGTTCCAATGCTCGTCCCGGGGAGCCGCGGCCTCAGTGGCACTCAGGATCCGGCCGACGATCTCGTCGTCGTCATAACCGCGAGCCACCATCGACATCGACACGCGCAGCTGTGTCTCGTGGATGGAGGCGCCGCCCACGGCACCATGCGACATGGCAGCAAGCTCTGCGTCGATGTCGATCGCCGGCTCGTATCCTGCAGCACGCGCATAGGCCGTGAACGGATCGTCTGCCCGCACCGGCTTCGGTGAGGCGGCGACGCCCTGCAGAACCGGCCGTTGATCGTCCAGCCATTCACACAGCTGTTCGAGGTCGTGGACACGGCCATTGTCCGAGATGATTTCGACAATCGCTGACTGACCGTCGTTGAGCTGTAGAGTGGCGGGCTTGCTGTTGCTGGTCCCTGGCAGGCGCAGGATGCGCGCGAGCTCGGCGCAGGCGGTGTCGCCGGCGAGGATCAGCGCCAACTGACGCAGCGCGCGCTCAATCGTCTCTCGTGCGGCCTGGCCAGGCGACACGTCGATCGCCTCTTCCAGCATCCAGTAGGCGTGGAGCCCGCCGCCGCTATTGACGATCAGCGTGGGCGGAAAGGGGAGATAATCGAGCGCCTGGATCGCAGCATCGCCGGAGATGCCTTGCTTGGCGCAATCGATGTCGACCCAGAGCGCGGGGCACTCCGCCACCGTTTCCTTCGTGCCACGAGTGACACCCTGACGACGGGTGCAGATGCCGAAGAATATCCCGGTGCCCGGCTGGTCGCGCTTACGGCAGAAAGACTGGAACACGTCGTTCTGACGCCCGAAGATCGGCACGGCACCGCCGCTCCGATCATTGGAGCAGGCGCGCAACTCGATTGCCTGAGACGCCTCACCGAAGAAGCGGCTCAGGAAATCCGTGCTGGTGCTGTAATCGCGGTCTAGCACTAGGCGTCCTTGCGGAAGTACGGGGCGCCCTGAGGCGCCCCGTGTGGCAGGGTCAGAAGCGGGTGCGGCCACCCGTGGCAGCTTTCGCCTTGGCGGCCGGCTCCGGCTCCGGCTTCTCTTCGCGCTCGTCCGCGCTCGGCACGCCGCTGTTCTCGATCCAATCGACGATGTTCAGCACCGGCACGTAGGTCTTCTTGTAGACCGGGTGCATGTAGCTGTCCCGCTGCAGCTCGATCACGGGCACAAGATCGCCCTTCAGCCGATATTCGCGGCCATAGGCCTTGCAGAGGTTGCCGATGCCGCCGATGCCGCCCTTGGACGATGCCGAGAACGTTACCTGCTCGCCCGTCGACAGGTCGACCAGCGGCAGCTCGTTCGTCATCGTCCACGGATCGACGGGCTTACCCTCTTTGTCCGTTTCCCAGAGCGCCTGATCCATGTAGCCGAGTGCATCGCGCGTTTCGGGGCGAAAACCCTGAGGCAGAAGCCCCATGCGCCGCTCCTGCGGCTTGCCGTCGCCCCAGCGGATCCAGCCGATCGACAGCTCGCCCATGTTCGCCACGAAGCGATGGCCGAGCTCGAGCTCGTCTCCGTTCTGGCCGAGCAGCCATTCTCCCTTGCTGAACTTGAGGAAGTTGCCGCTGCCGGCGGCCGCTTCCTGCCCGTATGCCGCGAACGGATCGTACCCGCTCGTCGTCGCGACGGCGCCGCCGGCGCCCACCGTCGTCATCTGGTTCATGCTGTTTCCTTCGCCTTGCTCTTGATGGTCAGGCGCTCCGAAGGGTCGCCCGGCCGGGTGAAGGGGCTGAGGTCCAGCCCCGCCGCGATTGCCGCCTTCGTGTCGACCGTCTCTCGGCCCTTCACGGACGACCAGGAGATCGCGAAGCCAAGCTCCGCGTCCTCCACCCGGCGGACCCCGTGGGCCCGCAGGATTTCCTTGATCTCTTCGCGCGCTTCAGCGCCTGCGAGCTTGGCGGCGCGCTCGTCATCGCCCGCCTGATCGATGCGCCCGACTGCGCTGGCGATGATCGACATGGCGTTGTCCGCCAGCGGGGTCTCGGCCTTGGCCGGCACGCTCGCCGCCTGCTCGTGCGCGCAGCGTGAAGCCCAGGCGCAGTTCGCGCACTCCTTGCCGCCTGCCATCTTGCCTTCGGGACGGAGGTCGATGGCGCGGACTGTGTCCATGATCAGCAGAGCGCGCCGCTTCGCCGCTTCGAAGGTGGCCTGGTCGGGCGTCACCTCGAATGACGTGACGCGATCCACGAAAGAGGCGTCGACATAGTCGATGATGGCGCGCGCGGGCTTGTAGGCGGTCGTCGCGGCCACGATGCCGAGCTGCGTTTGGACCTGCGCCCGGTGCTCCGCCTTCGCTTCGTCCAGGATCACGCGCGGATCGATGCTCTTGCATTCGCGCAGCACGACCTCGCCGTCGGCCATGATGACCAGCGCATCGGGCGTCACCGACAGGAACCCGTCGGTCAGCGTCTGCTGTTCGTCGCCGGCAAAGAGGATGGTCGCGCCGACCTGCGTTGCCCAGTGCCGTAGGGCAGGGAGCCACACCTCACGTTCGATCAGGTCGCCGCGAGCGGCCGCGCCTCGGCTGTCAACATAGCCGGCGTCCCGTTCCGCCTCGTTCTTGATGAACCAGACGCGTCGGGCGCACTGCCCGATCTCGCTGGCGCCGACCGTCGCAGTGCGATCGTGTGCCCACTCCTTGCGCTGCGTCGCGAGCCAAGCGCTGACGAAGTTTGTCATGCTCGCCCCTCCGCATGCAGAAGGTCACGCGCACGGAAGTAGAGGGAGGTCTCCGGCGGGATCGGATCGTCAAGCGGCTCGAACCCCATCTGACGATTGATGCGATCGCAGTGTCGGCTGACGAGCTCGAGCGCCATGAGGCGTATGCGTTGCTGCGCGGGCATAAGCCACGACGTCGCGATCTGCTCGACCAGCTCGTCTGCCGTCT